GAGTCACTTCCCCCTTGGAACTGTCTTCCTTCACTATAGCTTTCCAGTCCACCTCAAGCCTTTCAGCCATTCTCTTAAATTCATTGGCGAGCTTTGTCTTCCCGCTCTTCACTGCTCCCACTCCCTCAACTGCGAATACGGAAGCGGTCAGGGCTGCGTGTATGCGAACAAAGTTCTCAGCACCCGTAAACCCAGATAACGCAAGTCCAGACCTCGTTGCTGCGTCCATCTTCCCAGCACCTCCAGCCTCTTGTCCGGCTAAAAGTAGAGAGATGTCATTACGGAGGACACCCCAAGCACGGGCTTGCTTGGCGGCTTCTGCGTAATCCTTCATCTGCTTAAATGCTTTCAGGGAGTTCTGCACCCCGAACACCGTGGTGGTTACGCCAGCACCCGTAAGGTTGCGGATTGCATTGAAGCCACCTGTCAACATCAGGAGCGTTGCAACCTTGTTTGCGAACTGCGTACTCTTTGCCCAGTATCTGGTTTCTTCCTGCTGGTAAGCAGCCTTCCGCATATCCTCAACTAATTCCTTGGCAGCGGTGTTGTTGTCGCGGTTGAACTTGTCTATGGCTATCTGGAATAAATCTTTGCCACCCTTCTCCTTGAGTGCCTGACCGTAGGCATTAATCTGGGCCATACGCTCAGACCAGTTGAAGATGTATCGTTTAGCTGCCTCAAAGCTAAAGTCCATCATCTCCTCTATGGGTTCGCCCTTCTCCCTGCCTCTACCGAGGAAGTCAAAGAACGCATCCTGCTCTGCGTACCCCGTGAAATCCAAGCTGCTCTTTGTCAGCCTGTCCCTGTTGTACCACTCGAAAACATCATCAACAGTTACGTTGTCTATCTCTTTATGTTTTATCAGGATGTCACCAATCTCCTGAATGGTGTCGTTCATCTCATCCCCTCTCTTCAATTCCCACAGTGCTTTCGCAAATCTGGGTTTGTATGACCTCATCCAGAAGTTTTTGCCGAGTTTCTTAAACTCTCTCTTTCCTCCTTTGGCAGTTAAAACCATAAGCCCATTCTCCACCATAATATCGCCAGTGTACTCAGCCACATTCCGCCATCCCACTATGAGCGACTGTCCCAGCTTGCTATACCCTGATATGTCTGAGGGTGTCTTGTCACGGAAGAGTGCTTTCTGATATTCCTCAAAGTCTATCGACGCCTGTTGTTGCTCTTTTGTCTCTTGGGTGAGTTGTATCTTCCCTTCCTCATCCGTATAGATACGCCCGAATGATTCATAGAACCAATTCCCTGCATGTATGTACTCCTCTCCTGAGTCTAGCAGCATAGCTTGGAGCCTTCCTGCGTATGCGTCAGATTGGCTAACGTGGTCATTCATCCTTGCCCCAAGATTCATAAACGCCAAGCTGTTCTCGCCCTCCTGCATTATGTCCGCAGTGCCTTTGCCCATAAAGAACCCTAAGCCTCGCTCCCACCACTTACCGAGGTTTGCTATCTCAGTCGTGGGCGGAGGTATGCCGTTCTTCTTACCTTCCTCAACCTCGGCGCGTGCCTCTATCATCTCGTCTGCCGTCATCCCTCCGAAGGGAAGTCCGGATGACTTGACCACATCCTCAAGGGACACACCCTTCTCAAGCTCATCCATAGCAAAGGATATTCTTCTGGACATATACCCCTCAAACCTAGCCATAGATACGTCTGGGCTACCAAGTGAGTCGTAAGCCTTCCTCATTGCCACAGAAATAGTGTCGCCAGCCTCCAGTGCCTTGAGTGCCACGGTGAATGCAGCATCTAGGACAGCCGCGCCACCTATATCTATGCCACCCATATTTGTCCTGCCACCCTTCCTGTACTTCCTAAGAGAATCTCTTACCTTCTTCAGCTTTGCTTTGGTTGCTTTGAAAGGCTTCCCAGTCTGAAGTGCGGCAATTTCTTCTAACTCTATGTGCGAAATTCTATCACTGAGTTTCCCAGCCATCTCTCTCTTCGCATCATTGTGGTTCACCTTGCTTATATGGAACCCAGCGTCTTCCATAGCCTTGACTGCCGACTCTAGTGCTTCGTCAACCTTCATCCCCGCATTGGTGGCAACTATAGCTGCTTCCAGTCCGGCAGTTATGACTGCTTGGTCTGCTCCACCAAGGATACTTGTGAGCAGTCTTCCCCTTCTGGAAGCCCTGATTTTCTCCAGCTTCTTCTTGAGTCTCTTGAGCGACCAATGCTCTCCCCGCTTTAGCTCGCCCTCTTCTCCTCTCTTGAGTAACTCCCTCTCGGCCTTGGTAATCGGCCCTTTCAATACGCCCTTACCCATCTCCTTTGTAGATTTAGATTTGGGTTGGGGTTTGGATTCTTCTAGGATTCTCAGGGCTTCGTCCCTAACCTTGACCTCCTCACCAGTAAGCAGTTTCCCATCCGCTGCCTTACTTAGGACAGCCTTCTGCCTCCCAGTGAGTGGTGACTCAGGCCCAGTAAGGAAGCTCAGGTCTGCCTCTGCGCTTGGAACATCGGGCCTTCCGACTGACGGCCCTGCATCTGCAACAGCCGTTGGCCCTGTGAAATCCGGAACGAGTGCCTCTTCCGCAGCCCTTGCATCCTTGGCGGCTCGGCTGCTCTTGATGTTGAGCATATCGTTTGTCGTTCTTCGTAGCGGCTCTTTCTGTTGAAACTCTCTCTTCGGGCCAGCAAGCACTTCCTCGTCCATCTCCTTGGATATCTGGGCCACCTCCTCCGCCACTTCAACTTCAGCTTCCTGTTTAGCTTCCAGATTCGTTACAGCCTCCTCCACAAACTTGAGTTGGGCGGGAGTCTCGCCACGGATAATCATATCGTAGGCTTCCTTGACTGTGCCTACACCCATCTCATCCAGAAACTTACGGGTTGGCACATCAGGGACAAGTTCCTCTGCCTTCTTGATGGATTCCAACCTCTGGCGTTGTTCAAACTTTTTCTCGGTGGTGAGAAGCTCTCCGGACGCCATCTCCTCCTCTAGGTTCCTGACTTCCTGAGTCCTCCTCAGGATGTCAGCGGCCCTGCTGACTCTGGCTGCTTCGCCCTGCTCAATCGTTGTAGGCGGAAGCTCAGGCTCAATCCCAAATTGATACGACAACTTCAGGGCCATAGCCTTGCCAGCGGAATTCTGGACTATACGCTCAAGGTCTGCCTTGCTCTCGGCACTCCAAGCCTTGTCAGCATCCTTCCAGTCCGACCTCGCTGCCCCGTGCATTGCCGAGCCGAATACGAATCCTGCGGCAACGGCGGTTCCTGCCCTTTCAAGTGCCTCACCCCAGCCCATATCCTCGTCCTTGGTGTATTTATCTATCGCAATCTGTACTGACTCGTCTATTAGCTCCTCAATCGACTCAACAACCCCCACCTTGCCAACTTGAGCTAACCCCTGCATTCCCGTTTCCCCGAACTGTCGGGCGAGTCCTGCCCTAGATGCACCTCTGGCTGCAATCTGCCCAAAGAGTCCCCCACCGGATGCGCCTCTGGCTGCAATCTGCTCTGCCGCTATCGACTCAGGCCCGCCGGTTCCGAGCCACTTCCCGCCAATCACGCCCCCTGCCATAGTGATTCCGGCAGTCTTGGCTCCAGACAGAATAGCCCACGGAGCCGCTTGTCCGAGTGCCATAAGCTCTATGTCCTCTTGGGTGATGTTGGGATATTTTTCCTTGAAGGCTTCAGTTGTCGCCTCCATTTCGAATTTAGCCCTTGCGTCTCTCAGGTAATCTGCTGAAGCGTATGCACCTGAGGTTGCCCCCACTGTCAGGGATACCGGAGAACTCAAGGTTTTCCAAAGTCCAGCACCCCGCGCTACTGTTGCCCCTGTTCCCAAAGCTCTAGCTACCAGTGCTGGCGGGGCAAGCATCGGGAGAACCGTTCCGGTCATCTTCCCAATCTGACGAGTGCCTCTGGACTCAGGCATATGCTGCCCAGCCCACCTCTCAACTCTTCTTAGGTCTGCCTCAGCGGCTTGTTGGTGTTCCTTGTACCACGTCGCAGACCTCTCGAAACTATCAGCCAATTCTCCTCCAAAACCCACTCTCCTTAGTATTCCCGCAGCCCCCGTGTTTATGCCCTCTGCAAGTCCATACATACTTGCCCCCTGCCCTTGGAAGGCTTCGTATATTCCAACGGCAAGGGCTGGTGGCTTCGTTGCAGCTTGCTCAAGGAACCCCTTGTCAGACTCCCAAACTTCGTCCTCTATCCTAGCGTTTATCTCAGCCTGTGTAGGCTCGTGGTCGAACGTAAGGACAACGGTCTTGCCGGTGGACTCGTCTTTGACTTCGTATCTCCACATATAGGCTTCCTATTTATCCTTGCCCATTCTTCGTATCTGACCTTCGGGAAAGCCCAACTTCCGCAGCAAGGCATCCGAACCCCCAGCCTTGTCTATCTGCTCTTGGGTATAGCCTAGATTCTTCAATACTACGGACTTAGAGGGAGCGGGATTATCCTTGTCAGGAGTTAATGTGTAGGGCTTACCCTTCACTGTTGTTGGGAAGCTAGTTTTGTACTGCTGCATTACCTCCATCTCCTTAATGTTGCGTTGCTGGTCTCTGTCCAGCCTTTCATCATCACTGAGCGTGGCGGCAGGGTTGTTGGCAACATATACTACTGGCACAGGATTTCCGTCCGCATCTTCTTCTGTACCAACGACGATTGCCCACTTAGGTTCTCCGCCAGCTTTCGTTAGAGGGACTCCTATCGGCTTACCTGCATTGTCTGAGGGCGGGCTGTGTGCTTTCATAGCCTGTTTCCACACCGACCTTTCCACCTTCGCATCTTTTGGTATATCCCTCAATGCTATTACAGCTTCGTTTGCGTAGAGTACCCTGAGAGCTTCATCCCTTACTGGGCCTTCTTTGGTTGCACGAATAGCGTCAGCAGTGTCTTCTACTGCATCTCTTCCCTTGTAATTCGCCTTCATTGCTTCTGTGAGGAGTTGCTGCGCTTCCGATGTATTTCTCAGTAATGCGGCATTGTACTGTCTGGATATGTCAGCGACTGAAGTGATTCTTGGGTTCTTTCCTGTGAGCCTCCCAATCTCCCTCACCTTATACAATGAACCTTCTTCCCTTCCGGCTTGTAGGATGTCCAATGCTGCTTCGGTTGGCACTCTTTCCCCGTCCTTCAGTTCCCAGCCGGTCGGCATTCTTACTTGAATTGGCGTGAGCTTGGGCCTAAGCGTCTCAGGAGCATCTCCTTCCAGCCCTAATGAGGTTCCCTCCTGTATCCACAAATCTTTTCGTGCTTCCTTAGACCCCACGCGCCACGTTGCCGTCTCTCTGATTTTTGCGCTCTTTTGTCGTGACAACGCTCCCGCTCCTACAGAACTCCAGAGAGATTTGCCCTCGTCTAACATCCGCTTGATTTCTGGCTTCAGTTCCTCTCCGCCTTCCTCCCACGCCCACGGCATTGAGGCCAGTTGCTCAGGTGAGCCTCCGTTAATTCCCACATTATACGCTATATTATTCTGGCTAGTCCTATCCTTTACCTCCTTAATCTGAGACCCCCGAAGGTGTGCGCGCTGCTGCTCTTTAGGTGATGGCCCCAGCGGGTCGCCTTCATTGAGGTTGGTTAGACTAGCAAATGCTTCTTCAAATGATTGCCCTCTGCTGCCCGCAGCGGCAAGCTGTTCCAGTACGAAGTCTGAACTGCCTTCTTCCTTCTCCTTGCCTTTCCGCCAATTATAGGCGTTTTCCCTTTGTGCTATTGCCGTTTCTTCAGCTTGGACATAGGATTCCTCTTTCTGACGCCCCTTTATGCTTGCCGCTATATTCTCCATTGCCTGTATGGAGGCTGTCTCAGCGTCCTTCCTCTCCTGCTTTTTCCCTCTACCCTTAATCCGGTCAGCAGCTATTACGGAGCGAATCGCCTTCTCAGGCATTGTGAACACGTTGCCCTTCGGGCCAGTGTATTGCGTCTCAGTCGTATGCACTCCGGATTCTCCGGCTGCTACGTCATCTGGGTGTCTAAAGCTCGTGGGGACTTCAGCCGTCTTAAATCCTATGTCGCCCATAACCCTCTCCTGCGACTCTGGCGAGAGTTGTCGCCACGCTCCTATGTGCTTGGCCATCGCAGCCTCCCTTCCTGATACCGCAGCACCCTTCACTGACTCCTTGGTTCTTCTCCGGCTCGCAGCACCAGCAGCACCACTTGAACGCTCTCCGGATATAGCCTTTAGTGCTTCCTCATATTCAGTCTGGGCCTCGGCCTCCCTCTTGTTCCATCCGCCCAATTCTCCCAGTATGTCACCAGTGAAGAAGTCTCCAATCGTCTGGAGCGTACTCTCCTTGGATTCATCTCTTTTCGCCTTGGCCTCTTCTCTTCTCTTGGTTGCCAGCTTGAGTCTTGCCTCAGACTCTAGGACAGCTCTTTGCTGGTCGCGCTCTACCTTGGCAGCAGTCTTGTCCTCCTTTGCCGCAGTTTTCGCCCTTATCTCCGCAGCCCTTCTAGCGGCCCTTTCCTCGCGCGTCTCCTTATCTTTATCGTTATGTATCATTTTATTAGCTTGGCTTTACGTTTGCAATGAACTTGCCGAATCTCTCAAGCCCACTCGGCAACTGGGCTTGTGTCTGCCACATATTTGCTTGTTGTCCAAACACGTTACCAGCGAACTGCGCCCCAGCCTGACCCGCTCCTGTGTCCAGTCCTATGCCTCTCTGGGTCTGCGGCATACTAAATGGCGATGCACCCTGTTGGAGTCCAGCCATATAACCGCCTTGTGCAGCAACTGGTTGTAGCCCAAGAAGCGACTGAATGTTCCCCACATCCTGCTGTCGTGCGCCAAGCTGTTGTGAGAGGTTCTGTTGTTGTCCCGCGAATGAAGCTCCGCGAGCCTGATTCATTTGCTGAACCCTGCTCATCGCATTTGCAAAACTCTGCTGTGAGAGTGTGTTTGCTACATCTGAACCAGCCTGACCACTCCCCAGCCATCCAGCAGCCTCTGCCCTGCGCTGCCTTCCCAACTCCATACCTCCGCCCATCTTGGCAAGAATCTCTCTTAATGCGGTTCCGCCGCTAAGTGCTTGCCCTCTGCTGGCCGCAGCCTTGAGTACACCCTGCTCCGCCTGTCTCTGTTGCAACCCTGTAAGTCTGTCCTCCTGCATCAGGTTGTTCAGTATTTGCTCGTCCATCTCTGCTCTAGTGGCGGCGGTGAGTCCCGTGTCACCGATGGTTGGGGCGTCAACTTCCCCGTATGACGGAACATCTACCCCTTCCCCGAATAGCTCTTCTGAAGTCCCTTCCCCTGCCCTCAGTCTAGTCGCAAATTCCTCACGCAAATCAAACTCTTCCGGAGCCATTTGCCGCAACTGGTCTCTCTGCTGCTGAACGAATTGTGGGCCAAACTCGGTGAGATTATCCAACTGTGCCTGTGACATAGTTGGAATCAGGTCGAGCGCAGCATCCATCTCCTGCTGGGTAAGCTGCATATCACCGAATCCGGTAAAGTCCGCAACCCTAGCCTCGCCCGTATCTGGGTCTTCGTACTCCACCCGCTGACCAAGCCTAGCCGCTGACTCCAGCTTACGGCGAACCGGCAGTGTCTCTATGTCTGCGTAAATTGCTTCCCGATTTGCCGCAGCGTAATCCGGTGCTTCTGGTTGTGGTGGTGCGCTTTTTCCCATAATTCTATCTCCTCATAAACCTTCGTTTAGCTCGATTCATATCAATCTTCGTCACTCTGTCATTGTATTTATGGCGAACCCACGCCATCCATTTTGTCTTATGCCCTAATTCATTCCACATTATACAGTACATTGCGTTCAGGGACTTCGGATACCGACTAACAGAGGCTTCTATATAGCAAATCGGGCCACCCGTGTCTGTGTAATGCTCGTAACACTGTTCTTCTGTATCAACAAAACGCAAGAGAGTCAATCCTACCAGCTTTCCATCCTTGGAAACCGCATAGTATCGTCCATTATTAACAAACCACTGCACCCAGCCCAGAACCTTCTCGTCACCCCACTCCTTGAGATAATCAAGGTTGCCAGACAGGAACTCTGCCATCTCTCTGGTGCTATCTGGGTACTGTACGGTACTCATCGTTCCGGCCTTATCGGTTGTCCAAATGCTGATGTCTCTATCGAGTGCAATGAAATACGACCCGCCTCAGCCTGTGCCTTAAACTGAATCTGATTAAACCTGCCTTTCGATAGCAGGTTGTAACCTTTCCGAATCAAGTTCTCATCTGCCGCCAATGTGACGCTGCTCGCCAGTGTTTGCGCCGTGCCACTCAAATCTATGTAGTAGTCTAAGTTAGACGTAACTGTGGTGGAATGTATGTTCTCAAGATTGAACTGAACCGAGTACCCTATCTTATCTCCCCATGTCTCACCATAACGGTATGCTCTGGACTTGACATAGCTTTCATAGACAATCGTACCGTCCCGATAATTGGCTTCGGTTGTGTCATCGTCCGGAGTGTAATCGTTCCAAGTATAAAGTGTTCCCCTCTGGTCGCCAAAATTGAGCCGCAGTTTACCGCCAAAGGCAGTAATCATCCAATCCCTCGGCTCCCATCCAGTCCAAAACCCAGTCCAAGATGATGCAAGGAGGTGATAACAGAAAACCGTGTCAGGGCTTGTGGACGAGTCCAGCGGAACAGAAAGCAGATAACGATTGCGCCAGTAGACCGCGCAACACTTGCTAATTTGAGCCTGATTGATTCGGCCAATTAGGTCATTGATGGGGGTGCTGATGGGTAGGGAAACATCGGTCTGCGCTCCCGCCTCAATCGTCTTAATCGAACGCACTCCATCTCTGGAGAGGAACAGTACATCCGAGCCGACCTGCTGAACGGTTCGCTCCGCAACACAGCCCGTCCGATTGTTAATTAGCTTGATTGTCCAGTCGGCAACCGCCAATGCCGGGTCAGCTTCCACCACCCAGATTGAGAGTTCCTTGAACACAAGCATCTTATAGCCATACCAAGGCGCGAGAGCAACAACTGGGTCGCCCTCACCGCCGCCGACTCGGATACTGTTACCAACCAAATCCCAAGACTCGCCATCCAAAATATCGCTTACAAAAACCGTGTCACTGGGAACCGAAGTATCCGCGCTAGTAGCAAAGAGCCTATTATTAGCAGAGACAAGCAACTTCGGCTTGAGCGGGGTCTGGGAAAGGTGGACAATACCTTCCGCATCAGTCCCGCCCGATGGGACAGCAGCAAATGCTATGGTTGGGGGAATATCCGGGTCATAGCCGGAGCCAGCCGTGTCTACTGTCGCGCTGACTACCTTGCCGCCATAACCAAGAACTGCCGTAGCTGCCGCAAGGGAACCGGAAGTGGACGTAAAAGTTATGGATGGGATGCTGTTGTACCCCAACCCCCTCTCAGTTATCTCAATAGACGTAACCTTGTTGGCGGTAATAGTCTGGTTAACCGCAGATGTGTCTATGTAGCGCAAAGCTCCGTCACCGTCTGCGTAGAAAAGCCTATCTACTAACTGAGCAAACTGAACAGTCGCGTCAACAGCTATCGAGCTTCCGGTTATTTCGGCAAACAATCCATCCTCGGTTGAGGTTTTCAGGGTAGTCCCGCCATCCGACAAGACAATCCGCTCAGTGGCTCCGGTATCAAAATAAGCACAACCCCTGATGGGGGCAGTCAGGCCATTCCAAAACTCGCCCTCACTTTCCCAGTTGGTTGAGGCTGTTTCCCACACAAGATAGCCCAAGGACAGGTCTGCGCCCCTCCGTGTAACCGCATTGCCGAACGTGTCTAGGTCAATGTTCTTGCCCTCGGCGTAAGCGTTATCGGGGATAAGGTTCGCCCGTGTCGAGCTAACCTGCCCACCCACAAAGCTATCATTACCGTCCAATAGAACGGGGTCATCAAGCACGTTGTTTGATTGAACTGGCATTATATCAAATCAGTCCTCTGCCAATAGTCGGCAATCATCGGCACTATTGTATTCATCTTGTCAGGCTGCACATTATCCAAGTCACGGCAGATTTGCAGCATATTCCCTGCCTCACCAAATTTAATTTGCGCCTTCTGGTATTGCATGGCGCGTTCTAACATATCCGCCTCCGCATAAGACAACAGAGAGTTCTCCGCACCCAGAATCACGGGCGAATCACTATCCCCCATCTCCACAAACTTGAGCTTGCCAAGGGCAAAGAGGGTTCCGGCTGCTTTCGGGGTTGGGATTGGCTTAATCCGACAGTTGCCGCTCGCATCGGGAGGCAGCGGCACAAAGTTAGATGGATTAGCCCTGCGCTGCGAAGTGTTGTTCCATTGATTAGGGTCTAGCTGAAAGAATTGCATCCAGCTTGCGCCCACAATCTCCGCACCATCAACCTGCCCAGTCTCAGTAAACCGCATAGCAACCACAAAGTCCAACTTGGGAGCGGTTGAGGCAACCGTTGTCGAGGTCGGGTAGTAAAAGACAGTCGGCTCATCGGAAATGGTGATGATTTCGTCCTCGGCAGTCACGGCTGTGGAAACTGTACCCATAGAGTTAGTCCAGAGGGCCGACTCAAAGAGCATACGATAACGGTTGTTAAGGAACTTCTTGCAGGTCGCAACTGACGCTGCATCAGTGTCACTCAACTTCGTCGTAATCTGGTCTGCTAATTCGCTTAATGTCATTGTCCGGACTCCAATCGTCGTTCAAGTTCGTTTATGTATCTTCCCAAATCCCGTATCAACGCAGCCCCATCATCCGTCGAGGTCGCCGTCTCCATTCCAGCCGGATGCCTTTCCGCTATCTCGGAGAAACCTTGCAGCTTCACTGTCAAGCAACCGCTGCTTGCGCCTAGCACGAGCAGCATCAATAAGCTCATCCACTTTTTCATCTTTGTCATCTTTTCGCTTCTGCGCCATTTGCGCTGTTGCGATGTCCCCAAGAGACTCGACTGCATCTACCAATCTTGGCAATGCAGCCAAGCCCTTGAGTGCCGCTAATATCATTTACCTTTAGCGGAATACTCCTTGAGAGCGTCCACAATGGACTGACCGCCGATGTATGCTGGGACGATAATGATGACCGCACCAATCACATTCTCTGCCACGGCTGGTGACAGGTTCAACCACTCGGTAGCCATCACAGTCAAAAGACCGCCAATAGCCATCCAGAGCTTTCTTGATTTTAATTTATCCTTCATTTTTATTATTTTTTATCAATTGCACTATCTTCAGTATGATATAAATGAGTGAAGCAACCGAGATAAGAATATGGAGGACAGTATCAATCTCCAGCATCCAGTTGCCTAAACCACCCACGGAGGCAAACCCCACTTTCACATCGTTGAAGTCAATTAGTTTCATTTCTGTTTTTCTCCACCCGCTTTTCGCACCCTTCTCAAATTCTTGCTCATCATTTACAGCCCGCCGCCCCCGCCAAGACTTTCCGCACACTCATCGCAATCGAGGTATCCGCTATCAATGAGGTCATAAACCGCCGAGCCGCCTTGGCCGGTGGCGGCAATCGTACCGCAATATGTATTGGATAAATCGCCGTAGGTTACTACATCATACACGCTCGGTTCTAAAGAGCCGGTGTCCTCACACAGCACAGCCGAACCGCCCAAGCACGGCGTCACGGAGAATAAGTCACCGCCACCGCCGCCACCCGCAGCTTTCAACATAAATGGATGTACGCCGCCGAATGCCATATTACTTCAAGTCCTTCAGTAGAACCGCTTGGATGCTGGATGTGCTGGCCACATAGTAAACGAGTGTGTCAACTTCCCCCGTAGCCGTGGAAAGAGTCGGCGCAGTCCCGCCCTCGAAATGCCATTTAGTTCCGTATAGAGATGCTGTGCCGCCCGTGCTTCCCTGCGTGATTACGATGCACCCGCTTTGGCCCGCTGTAAGATTGGTTGGGTCGCCAAACGTTGTGTCGTGGTCAAGCGTCAGACTGAAGTTATTCGCATCAGCCATATCGAGCGTGATGCTAGTCGAACTGGTCAGTGCAGTTATCCCTCCGCGCTGCCCCGCTGTGAACGTCTGGGCCACATCAAGCCTCGCTGTAACAATGGGAACAGAAGCGGCGGTGGATGTAGATACCGTGGCCGTCTGGTGGTAGACAACATCATCACTGCCACCCAAGACCGTGGCTTTCACCACAACATATTGGTTCGTGGTTGCCGTGCCATTGTTGCGAGCCTTCCATGTAAAAACGACATCATCACCGTCAATCGTGGGAACCGTTAAACCTCCAAGAACGGCGTGAGTGCTATCAATCTTACTGTGTTCAAGTACGTCAACAGTAATAGTACCAGAAGCATCCTTTCTGATTGCAAAGACTGCGCGTTCAGCTTGCTTCGGGGTAATTCCTGACCCCCACGCATCCGCAATAGATATTTCAACCAACTGATTAGCGGAGTTATCATCAGTATCCACAGTCAACAGTTTGTATTGCGTGTTTTCCGTCAATCCGGCAAGTCGCCAAGCACGCTCATAAGCATTGGCACTCGTGTCATCATCATTTAACCAAGCAAACTTTTTGGGGGTTAGAACAGCTTCAGCAGCAATTTCGTTCACCGATTGACTGCCGATAAGTGTGTTGCGGGTTTTGAAAGCCGAATCAACATCGTTTCCCTGATTGGCATTGGTGCGGATATTAAAGAAGCACTGATTTACTGACGCATCAGTTGCCATTATCCCCTTTGCGTCATCGCCGCCCTGTTCGGTACAGATATTTGTGTAAGAGGAGTACAGGGTACTCATGTCTTTCCCGCCAGAGACCGAAGTATTATCCAATTTCTCCATCTTAATAGTAACCGAGTCTGGGGAGAAGTGGAAAAAGGAATTGCAAATTGCGTTATCAAGTGAACCATTATCGTAAAACATCGCTCCGCCGAGGGCCGTGTCATCACCCAACTTGTAGCCCTGAATATCAGAAATCGTATTAGCATTTGCGTAGCCTTTGAGCCAGATACCGTAGTTCGCTTTCTGAACCATCACCCCTGAAATATTCGTGAAATAAACAGCTTTTTCAGCGGGTGTATAGGGCGTCCCCAACTGTGGAGCCTGAATCAGCAAACACACATCGGGGTCGCCACTGGTTTGTCCATAAGCAGTTGACCCGGCAATCATCACATTCCGAATTGTGTTATACAGCACATCGTTCGGAGATACTGACATACTAAACTGACCAACTAGAACAATGCCATTCGGTGAATCGTTTGCGGTTTCAATTATGCTCGTTCCCTGTCCAGCACCCATTAGCGTGTTGTAATTACCCTTTATCCAAATCACAGGGTCAGTGTTAGCGGTGTCGGTCGTCCTTAACAGTCTTGCTCCCCCCGACAACTCCAGCGTTTCTTTGTAGTCGAGAGTGAGCATTGTATCCACGCGATACGTTCCGGTGGGGACATAAACGTGTGCTTCTGCTACGGAATCAATGGCGGCTTGAATTGCTGCCGAATCGTCCGTAGAGCCATCACCCGTTGCCCCAAAGTCTTTAACACTGACAACCTCTTTCAGCTTAGCGTCTACTGTCGTCGCTACTGCGCCAGTTCCGGTCTGGGTAAAGGCATCCGCTGCCGCACCCAACGCCGTTCGTGCTGCGCTGGCCGTCTCCGCTCCCGTGCCGCCTTGGTCTACTGTTACAATCGTTTTAGCCATTATATTTTATAGATGTTAATTAGAGTTATAGACAAAACCGCCGGAAAAGGATTTCGACCCTGTTGCTGACACAAAAGTTGCAGGTAGAAGCAAGCCAACTACTGTTGCGTTTGCACCCGTCCAGTCTGCGATTAGTGCATCCCACACGCCGCTACCAGAGACATAGACAGAACTGGCCAAAGCGGAAGTGGAAGCGTCAAACATATTAAAAGGTAGTGTAAAATTAAATTTCGTGTCTGTATCTGTCGCTGTAATATCAAAAGTTCCTTCTATCTCACAAAAGACCAACCTACCCACTCTTGTATATCTTGCGGTTGCTATTGCTGGAGATGTGCAGTTAGCACTAGCTGCTACTGTTGGTGTCCAAACGCCTTCTGCGTAATTATCAAGAACCTGTGCAGTAGCACCTGCTGCTGATGTAGCGGAGAAGTCTATACCGTTTCCAGACTCAAAAGCATAGTTTTCTGTACTGAAACTTCCTGCTTCGTGGTCTGGCACTTCGTTTGCCGTTTCACCTTGAATATCGTTATTAAAACCAATAAACCTCGTCTTAACCCCGCCATTGACTAAACGAATATCACCTGACGTAATACAATTAGACATTATCAATTCAGAATTTGATGTTGCCAGATTAACATACGCTGTGGATTCACCTACTAGCCTTGTAGAGTCAATAAGACAGTTCGAGTTTCCGGTATTCTTTAGTGCAACAATAGCATTTTCAAGTCTGGCGTTTCTAATTGAAGCCTGTTGTCCAAAACCAAGCTCGACGGCAACAGATTGACCTACTTCAGTCCAAGTTACCGTACCATCTACTACTGTTGAATTGTGTGCAGTAGGCCATGTAGGTTCTGAACCACCAGAAGTACCCGCTGTTGTTACAATATAAAAATGTCCGTTTACATTAACCGCAGTTGGCTTTCTATAATCATTCAAACTATAAGCAGTTGTTGCCGCCCACGCAGATTCCCATAGGTCATTTGAAGGAGTAGAGCGTAAGTCTAATGATAGTAAGTTGTTTAAGCTTAGTTCTCGGTTAGCTAGGGCTGAAGTCGTAGATTCTTGTAGGCCTATATCAAAGTTAGACATCTGGCCAGTTACTTTAGCACCTTCTGACCTATTGAGAATAAGCCCGTATTTCTTGGCATCTCCTACGACTGGCGTATCGTCAGGGTTTCTTAAGACTAGGTTAGTTATTCTAGGGTTAGCAGCGTAGGAAAGGCCCGTTCCTGTTTGGAGGTCTAAACAAGCGTGACCGATATCGACAATACTTGTGACCTTATCGATTACCGCAGAATCATATTCGTAAATAGTCTTAATGAAGTCGTAAAAACCACCATTATTTAATATGCTTTCAATAGTGATTCTTGGGTTAGTGACCGAAGCTGTACCCATAGTGATAAAGACATGACCTGAAGTATCCACACCTGCACCAGTAGCGTTTAAGTTCTTAACACCACCTTGAGAGATAATAATCACACCACCAGTGAAGGCTGTTTTGGCAGTAATAGTAGCAGCATTTTTACTGCCACCTTCTAGGAAAACCTCTGCGCCTGAAACACCTAGATTAACAGCACTGCCCACAGCATAGTTCTTGTTAAAGTTTAATAAAATCGTTCCACCGCCTTGTGTCTCCATATAATCTACAGCAGCTTGAATAGCATCACGGTCATCCGTAGTCCCGTTCCCAACAGCACCAAAGTCTTCAACTGAAACAGTATCCCGCAATTTCGCTTGAGTGGTGCGGTCAACGGCTCCGGTTCCTGTTGGACTAAACGTAACCAAATCGGAGGTAGTAGTGCCAATCGCAGCGGTTGATTGGGTGACAACTTCAATGTTGCCTGTGCCTGTCGCGGGTGCTGACGAAAAGGTAAGCGTGGTTCCTGATACGGCATAGGTATCTTTCTGCTGATAGACACCTGAAATATAAACCTGCGTGTTGTTCTCTGAAACAGGAGTCTGTGAAAGTGTGAACGCCACGGTAGACGTATCACCATTAAACCTCTGAACGTAAAAAGTTGAAGCACCAGTGGCGGCGGCCCACTTCATTCCACCAGTTGCTCCGGTATCCGCAGTTAAAACATAATCGTCTGTCAACGTCCCCCCGACCTTCAGGTTAGCCTCGTCCACCACATCAGCCGCGATGGTAGCAGCGTTACCTACACTCGTTACTTCTCCCGTCAGGTTTGCATTGGTGATTACAGTAGCAGCATTACCAACAGAAGTAACACCACCAGTTAAATTAGCGTTTGTAACAACAGTAGCAGCGTTCCCAACGGATGTAACACCTCCAGTTAAATTCGCATTGGTGGTAACGGTATCGGCATTACCAGTCAGGTCGCCCGTCACATCCCCCACGAAGTCCGTGGAAGTTACCGAAGTTAACCCTGTAATTGTTGTATCTAGGTTGAGGGTTACGTCCCCGCCCGTGCCACCACCATTCAAGTTCGTCCCAGCAGTAACGCCGGTAATGTCGCCAGTCGTCGGAGAAGTCCATGTAAGTCCACCTGTCGCGCTTGCCTTGGCAGTCAACACATAATCATCGGTGGGAGCGTTGTCCGCCTTCAGGTTTGCCTCATCAACGGTGTCGTCCGTTATAGTAGCAGCGTTACCTACACTAGTTACCTCTCCCGTTAAATTTGCATTGGTGGTGACGTTTCCCGCTGTCAGGCTTGCCGCTGTTCCTGTCAGGTTTGTTGCCACGCCACTTGCCGGAGTTCCGAGTGCGGGCGTGACCAGAGTCGGACTGGTCGCAAAGACCAGTGAGCCGCTGCCTGTTTCGTCAGACATGACCCCCGCAAGAGCCGAGCTTGTCGCCGTGCCTCCATTAGCCAATACCTCGGATAACGTATCGGAAGTTCCCACCTGTGCGTCCACATAAGCCGTAGTCGCAACCTTCGTGGAGTTATTAGAAGCAGATTGAGTTGTACCTACAACCCCGTCAGCAAGAACGGATGTAGCAGTAACATTTCCGGTTAAATCTCCCGTTACGTTACCAGTAACATTACCCGTGACTGCACCTGTATGCGTGCCAGCACTATCTCCGGTTAAATCTCCCGTCACGTTGCCCGTCACGTTGCCCGTGACTGCACCTGTATGCGTACCCGCACTGTCCCCAGTTAAATCTCCCGTGACATTTCCCGTCACGTTGCCGGTCACCGCACCTGTATGCGTACCCGCACTATCTCCGGTTAGGTCGCCGGTTACATCTCCAGTTACGTTTCCGGTTACGTTTCCGGTTACGTTTCCGGTTACATCTCCCGTCAGGTTTCCAGTTACGTTTCCAGTTACATTACCTGTCAGCGCACCTGTGAAGGTTGTCGCCGTAACTGTGTTGTCCTTAACCAGAACACTGTCGATGGTTACACCCGCAGCACTGGTTGTTTCTGAAACCGTGTCGGTTGTGATGGATTGGCTCGCGGAAACTATGATGTTGGTTGAGCCTGTTGTATTGCCATTAGCAAGAACCTCGGCCAACGTATCAGAGGTCGCAACTTCTGCATCCACATAAGCTGTGGTCGCAACCTTCGTTGAGTTGTCGCCGGAACTCTGTGTGGTTCCCACAACTCCGTCTACCAGAACGCTTGTTGCCGTGACGTTGCCGGTCAAGTCGCCAGCCACATTGCCGGTCAAGTCTCCAACCACACCGCCCGTTGCGGTAGTCACTCCCGTGACCTCAAGGGTTCCGGTTGACTTGATTCCTGCTGTGCTTACCTCAAGGGCAAAGGTGTTAGCCGCATTACCATCGGTCAACGCAACCAAGGTCGCACCATTCCCGCCGCCCGCTGGCATCGCGAGCAGTTGGTCATAAGAATCCGCAATCGTACTTCCTGTTAATGTAGCCATCTAAAACCCCCACGCTTTCTTAATTTGTTTCGTTGTAAATTGTGACTTCTTCAAGAATCTGGAGCCTTGTGTTTGTTCCAGCTTGTAGTAGCCATCCTTAACCTGCTCCGCTTGGGAAGGAATCCCGACAGCGATGCCTGTCAAGGCAAAGCCTTCGGGGACTTCTTGGCGGGTATACTTAACCCCGTCAATGTCGATGCTCCCAGTTCCTATCGGAACCAACTGCTCAACAATGTTCCCTCCCTCTGATTCAAAGGAGTAAAGAGGCATTAGTATAGTGCCTCTTCGTCTACCGCTTCCGCAGCAGCCAAAAGTTCGTCACCCTCCAAGTCGAGAGCAGCTTCCTCCGCATCAAGCGCATCCGCATCAAGCGGAACTTCCTCAATTACGTCTTCAACATACTCAACCGGCACACCGCCAGCAGTTTTGATTTGAACATGGGCAGTGCCATCTTCGTTTATAGCAACAACCTCACCCTCGACAGAATCGAGAACAACAGAATCGCCAACAGCAGGAGTAAGACCTTCCCCTCCCTCAGTTTCGGAAACCAATGCTTCCATAGGAACTTTAATCATTTCATTACCTTCTTTTTTAGAATCAACAGAACTACTGCGAGAGGGGTTTCCCCCTCCCACAGTAATAA